GTGTTCTTCGCTTCCGTTGGCCTTGATGGTAACGGGCACGGAAAGGAGTGTCGTTGCAAAACTATTTCCGTAGTCAAGTACATAGATAGGCAAAGAGTTCTCCCAACCCAAACGTAACTCAACACTCCAACCCGTTTGCAGGGAAACGTCAATCGTGCCCTGCACACGGAGTGTCACTGTCGTGTCGGTGCGCTTGTAAATCTTGAAACCCTGCGTGAGTGAGGCATCGTCCACGGGGTTGTTATTGGCATCGTAGATTTGGACACGGAAAGCCGTTTGATATAAAGACAAAAACATCCCTTCAAGCCACGGAACCTCCACGTCGGTGTCAAACGAGAAAGTGATTTCTTTCGGATCGTTTACTTGTAATCGTGTGGCCGTTCCTGTTACTGGATTAAACACACCTCCCCCGTTGTCGGATGTGAACGAAAAACGAAACTCCCCGTCTGCGTGGGTAGTCCCTTGCAGGGTAACGACATCGGGTGTTGATGTAAGGGCATTCGGCTTGTCATGTACCAAAGGGATGATCAAATTTTTAACCACGTCATCAACCTCGGAAAAGTCAAACGTTACCCCGTATTGTTGATAGATAGCCCGTAGAATGAACGGGACACGCACCACGGGACGTTTCCAACCACACGTCCATCCGTGGGAAATGGCTTCGTTCCACTTGTCCGTTTCCTCCAATGGCTTGTTATAGTCAGCCAATGCAAAGAAATACGGGTAAACCCCATCGTTTGCGTTGAAATCATCCCACGTCGGGATTGTGGGGCTTTGGACGAATGTAATCGTGTCATTGGTGTTGATGTCGTTTAGGTTTGCATCCCCCTCAACCAATGAGGAAAGGGCAGACGAAACACCCCACGTTATCACAATCTCAATACGTTCCCCGATACCCATAAGAACGGCAATTCCGTTTGGGATTACTGGCACACCATCACGGATGTATTTTGCCGTGTGGCGAAGATAGGGAAATTGTGACCGACGGGCAATAATGTCGGCATCGGCCACAAGTCGTTTGTTATGGCTTGTCGGTGGCAACTGGATTGTGTAGGAGTTATTTCCTATCATTTGCGTGATGTCACGAAAAAGATTTGATGCGACGTTCAACGTTACGTTGGTCTGCTCGTCAATATCGGCAAGCACACCATCAATGTATAACTCTTGTCGTGTCATAGTCTTTGAACGTTATATGTTGGCAAAACAAGGTTAATCACGAAATCTTGGAGGGGTTGGTCGGTACGGGCGAATGTCCCTGCCTGCACTTGCACCCCAATCCATTGCTCCACGTCGTTTTCATCCTTGCCTAAATACATATCAACCACGGGCGAAGATGCCACGTCGAAAAGGTAGTCGTACAACGTTTCGTCCACAAGGGTAGCCGCCAACGGCAACACTCCGCCACGGGTGTAGGCTGCCCGTCGGCCTGCTCCACGTTGGTAGCCAAATTCGGGGGTATAGCCTTGTAGGTTTGGCCGTGTGAAATCTTGAACGGCATTCGTTGTCCGTTGTTCCTGTCTATTCTCAAACAACCAGTAACACCAAAAGCCGTGTCTATCAATCCAACGGAGATATATCCCGTCCTCATTCGGGCATCGGTCAATATCAATGCGCGCAAGTAACGTTTGTGCCACGTTTTGGTACATATAGAACGTCAAGTCAAACGTCCCGTCAAAGACCCCTTGTTGGAGTGTCCCTGCATAGTCGTAAAGGGTTACAAACTCCGCATCGTCGGGGAAGATAGAAGATGAAATTGCCAACATACCATCCTCCGTGATTTCCACGGGTGTCCGTGGGGCTTGCCCACTTGCCACAAGCAACGTCCCACCGCCTTGAGCATATAGGCCGAATGTGAACGGGTAGCCCTCCCACATCTTAACGACACGGAAGCCGTTGAACGTGTCTTTTCCCCAACGTTTCGCACCCCAAATAACAAAGGTCGTGAACGTGAATGTTTCACTACGTCCCGAAACATGACCTGCGATGACCTCAAAGGACATTTCCTTTCCCAATCCCGTGTCGGTCATGCCCTGCGAGTAGTCAAGCGAGAAATCAATCCCGTCGAAGAAACGTTGGCAAAATTGTTGCATATCTCCGTAAATCTTTTGCCCCCCTTGCATACCCGAATAATCGGCCGTGTAGGTTTCCCCGTCACACGTCACGTTAATCCGTAACGACGTGGCCAATGCCCCGACAATACATAACACGGGGTTAAAGGCAAAACAAAGTTCGTCGGGGTAGGTTAGGGTTAAGTCCGTGCCCGTTATCGTTCTCATTCGCTTTCCTCCTATTGGTTTTTCAAATCCTTTATGTTTAACTTTATGCTCTCCACCGCCACGACCTCAATAAATGGCCGTATCTTGTTCGTAATGGCTTGCACGGCTTGCGGTATGACGTTGGAGTAGATGTTATTTCTTCCACCTTGACGGAAAAGCCGTGTTCCGCTTCGTTGGATGGTGTGGGCAATGGCTGCGGCCATAGACCAGTCGGCACGTTCTTGTGCGCTTGCATACTTATTCCCTCGGTATGGCTTAACCTTGTCCGAATGTATGCCTTTAACCTCCATCCATTGTTTAATGATGGCTTCAAAGCCCAAAGGGACTGCGCCGCCACGTCTTCCCGTTTCCAACACCCCAAAAGGCATCCGTCCAGTAGTGACCAGTCGTGCCCCGTATTCCTCCGTGATAACTTTCATGGAACGGATGGTGTTGCCCGTTGCGACCGCCCCCTCTGCATACATATTGGCGGCAATGGCCTCTTTCAGCTTAACCAATTCCTCGGCAACGATGTCCGAGCCTTTCCGTGCGTCAAACGTAACCGCCATTTAACAACGTGCCTCCGTGACTTGAACTTGTACCATGACACCCGTAACGATGTCGGAAAGTTGTTCGTAGATGGTCGTATAACTCCACGACGTGATTGGCTCAAATTGTCCGCTTGCGTTCATGGCTGCGATAAACCATGTGGCGGCCTGCTTCATGCGGTTGTAAACCTCCACGTTATCTTCTCCGCTCGCATCCTTTGGCACTTTGTCCAAGAATGCGATGAGGTTGTTTTCCGTGTCATACTTTCGCCCGTTACGGGTTACGACGTTTCCCCCGTTAGGCAAGATTGTGACGACAGCGGGCAAAGGTTGCTTGTTCACTTGCTTGTCCACCTCATACCAGTCCCCGAAAATCAATGTCCATTCGGGAAAAGCCTCTTTAACGACGGCCTTGATTTTTTCTGCGATACTCATTCAAAATCTCCTCTTGATATCGTTTTTGAAATAGTGCCTTTTTGTTGTCCATGTCTATGCACTTGTAAATCCGCATCCATTTAACGTTCAAAACGTCATCATGGTCGGTTATTCCCATTCGTAGGGCATAGTAGTCTATCATGCCGAAAAGCCCGAAATTCAACTTGTTTATGCCTGCCCGTACCTCCTCGTCCGTTGGCTTTGGGGAAGCACTTTCGAATAACTTGTTTATCTTTTCCACTTCGCCCAACACCCAACCCACGAAACGCACCACCTCCGTGGCAAGTGCCTCGTCCGTTTGTTCGGGTGTGAGGTTGAGGATGACTTGACAAATAGTGTGCATCCCGTCGAAGTCGGAAATGCCCGAAAGGTCTATCAACTGGCCGATAGTTAACTCATTGAGTGTTTCGGGTGTCGTGACACCACCTACGGAAAACGGACGGGAAAACTTCCGCATCTTGAAATCCGTGTAGGGGGCTACCCTCCGCCAATGGCCGAATGTTGTGTTCTTGTCCATACCTAAAACCTCCCAATCTTTGCCCGTGCGCCTCCCTGCCTACGGGTGTTTAATTTCATCAATGCAGCATAACGCACGGCATCAATTCCGTGGTCGTTCCCGTCTTGTGGGTCGTTGGTGGATTTCCCGTCCCTGTCTCGTTTCCATTGATAGGCTTTTGCATTCCCGATGATACCCACCGACCTCCGTGTAAAATGTATCATGTAACGACGTAGGATGTCCAACCCCACGGCAATAGAGTCTGCACCCTTGACCGATGACACGACATACAATCCCGAATTATGGAGTTCTGCAATACTCTTTGGCTCTGCACTATCGGCAATGATTAAATCTCCACGGCCAATGCCACGTTCTTTCGCCTTGTTTGCGATTTCGGGGTTAGTTAATCCAGTTTCATAAATTTCTTCGTCAACCCACAACTCACCATGAGCGAGAACGAGGTGTTCAAGTGCCGTCGGGTCTTGGCTGAAACCAAAGTCAAGGCCACGGACATCCATTTTCCATTCGCTTCTCGGTGGCAGCTCGTCCACGATATCCCAACGTGTCAACACCAAACCCGTTATCTTGCCAGTCAGCCCACGGGCGTACACCTTCCAAAGTTCGGGGTCGGTTATGCCCTCTATTCGTTGGTGTTCCTCGTCAGTTAGGAAAGGGTTTCCCCGATGGTCGGAAATAATGAGTTTCGTTCCCTCGGTGTTGATTACGTCATCATGTGCCCAAAACCTTGCCGACGGGTTGTAGTCAATATAAACCTTTTTTCTTGTTCTTATTTGAAGCTGCCAGTAGATGTCATAAGGAATGCCGTTGGCCTCGTTGATAAATAAGTAGTCACGTTTTCCGTTCTTGGCATCTTGTGCGTTGTCGTAACTCTTGAACTCCAAAACGGAATTGTTTCTCCCCGTTATGTACGAACCACTTTCGTTGACGTGGAAAAACTGGCTCATCCATTCGGATTGGTTGATAATGGTCTTTGCATCACGCAACGCACCGACTTTGAGGTTTGGCAAGTCTTGGCCTGCGATGGTAATAACGGAGTTTGCCTCGGTCATGGCATAGTAGAAAAGTACCTGCATAATCGTGTAGGTCTTTCCGCTTGATGTTCCGCCTTGATTGACGAATGTCCGGTATCGGTCATCCGTGTTGGCTCGGAACAATCCCCCAATGACTTTGAACGGCATCATAGTTATTTCATTAAAATATTGCGTGTATTGCGTTATTTCCGTTTTGGTGGGTAGTTATAAGGGTAACACCATAAAAGCCCGTCAACGGGGCTTAAAATGCGTTTGGCAAGCCCTTTCCGATAGAAGCCTGCATCTTTCGGGCGAAAACGGACACTCTGCGAGGGTTGGCCGGCCATCCACGCTCAACGTGTGGAAGCGGTTCACGGGTGTGGCATGGCGGCACTCCCTGCACAAGTGTATTTCCGTTTCACGGATGGCATTCCGTTTCATACGTCCACATCCTCCTCGGTTGCGACTGGCTCAATGCCAGTTTCCACAAAGCCGATTGTTATGTTATTGTCCAATCCTCCCGAAAGTTGTGTCTTTTCCACGGGCTTCTCCCCGATGATGTCACGGATGGCATTGAATGCCCCGACATCCCCTTTGTTGGCTTTGTTGTAGAGTGCCACGACGGGTTGCATCTTTCGTGTCCACAATTCTTCGGGAATACCGATTTTTTTCATCTTCTCTCGGGCTTCGTCACTCACGGCCAAATTTCCGAATATCTCCACCAGTTCACGGAGTGTTCGTTTTGCCCTCCGTGCTTTCCCCGATGCCTTTCCACCTTTCGCCCCTCGTTCCTTTGCTTCCGCTTTGCTTCTTACGGGCTTCAAATCCTCCTTTGCCATATCTATTTTCTCCTAAAGTAAGAACACGTTTCGGGGTGTCCCGTGGGACTTGGCTTGCATGAGCAAATCACACATTTCGCAAACACCCATTCCGAAAAGTTCTTGCAGTCCTTACACGTCATTCGTTTTATTCCTCCGTTGTTATGCTTTGTAGGTTACGGAGCATTGTTCCGTACCTTGTAACTCAATGCTTTTGTGGTTGTATCTCATTGCTTTGTCAACTCTATCTCATTGCTTTGTGGGGTTTAACTCATTGCTCCGTGGATTGTGGGGCATTGTTTTCGTCCACTTTAACCGCCTTTTTGCCTGTCAGCTTCTCCCATCGTGCGATGATAACATCGCAATAATGTTCGTCAAGTTCCATCATGTAACATTTTCGTCCTAATTGTTCTGCGGCTATCATGGTTGTACCAGTACCGCCAAAAGGGTCAAGGACACTTTGGGCTTGCGTAACTTTGAAAGCCTTACTAACTAACTCAACAGGAAAACACGCAAAATGGTCTCCTCCGTTTACGTTATAATTACTGACTTCCCAAAGGTTTTCAACACATTCCTTTAATTTCAATTTTTCCCCATTTGTAGAAAATAAATATATAGGCTCCCAAATGCGTTTCATGCTACCTTTGAACGGGATTGATGATTGTTTTTTCCAACATATTTGCTCAATTAAATATGGGAGTTTATCTACAATCTGCGAAATGTACTCATGACGGCTATTTGCATTATAGTTTACGTTCCAAAACACAAATCCATTTGTATGGGCAAAACACAAGTCCAACACGCTTGCGCAAAATTTAACATATTCGTCGCTTTGCAAATTGTCTTCATAACCATTGTCATAGAGATGTTTACTTGTAACGATATTTCCTTTTTTCATGCTTTGTTGCGGCATTGTGTTATTTCCGTTATAAGGCGGACTTGTAAACGTCATTTGTGCAACACACCCGTTCATCAGTTTTGCAACGTCATCCTCGCTTGTGGAGTCACCACACATCAAACGATGTTCCCCTAAAACGAAAACGTCCCCCCTTTGGGCAACTGGTTTCACTTCGTCTTGTTCCTCGTCGAAATAGTCCTCGGCGGCTTCGGTCGGCTCTACTGGCATTTCATCAAGTTCCACATCCCATTCGTCGGTATCAATCCCGAAGTCCTCGGCAACTGCATTCAGTTCCTCGGTGTCCCATGATAGGTCGGCTTTCGTCGTTGCATTATCGGCAAGTGCCATTTCCCGTCCTTTCTTCGTGTCCAAATCCACGTCGGTACGTTTCACGGCAACGAGTTTCGTCCCGTCGGTTTCCACAATGATAACATCGTCCAGCCCTGCCAGTTCTGCGTTCTTGTGCGTCTTATTGCCTGCGATGATGCGGTTGTTCTTATCCAGCAGGATAGAACGCCCTGCACCGAACTCGCGGAGCGACTTTTCGATGAGTTGCTGACCGCGTTCCGTGCCTTTGTTTAGGTTGCGGTCATCTTGTATAAGGTCGTGGAGTTTCCCCCGTGTTATCTTATCTTCCATGTGTTGTTATTTTGTCTGAATTTCTATTGTGTCGCGTTTTCTTTCCTGCCGTGGGTAGTTAACCACCTAAACGCACAAAAGCCAGTCACGGGGCTTTAAAATGCGTTACGGGCGTATCAACCCCCACTCTGCCAGTTTCTCAAAGCCGCCAATGCTCTTGACGTAC